AACCTCTGGGACGACAACATGGCCGCCGAGGTGGACATCGACCTCGACGGCCGAGGCCGCATTATCGACGTGAGACTCGTCCGATGACCCGACGTGATGTGGCGGTCGCCGTCGACCGGTGGCTGCCACCCATCATCGCCGTCGGGTGCATCGTCCTACTTCTCACACTCTGACCGACCTTCAAGGCCCGGCTACCTACCACGGTGGCCGGGCCTTGACGCGTCCCGACACCAGCCGGCACCACCAGCCGAGCCCGACCGTCGACCCGGCGGCGGCGGGCACAGGTCGTTAGTGGTGGTCTTGTCGTGCACTCCCACTCTTACGTTCCGGTAGGGGAACACTGCACTCCCACTCTTACTTGTCGCGATGTTTCTCGAGGTGTCGCCGCCACATTTTGCATGCTTCACATGCCGGTTCTTTCCGGCTTCGATGCTGGTACAGCGACGAGAACGACGGGTCGTTGCAGTTCGGTGCCCCTATCGGCAACCCTTCGAAAATGTTCGCTGGGCGTGTTCTCGGGTAGCGGCCGTGCGCTCGGAGGAGGAGCCGTAACGCTTTCGATTCTTGGTGGGCGATGTCCCGGCAGTGTTCTACAACGAAACTCACGGGTTCGTGTACCGTTCCCACGCGTATGAGCAGTAGCGGCATGCTTCACCGTTGTTGCTGTTCTGGCATTTACGGTAGCTTTCCCAGATGCCGTGGTGGATGCGTTTCGACGGTCGTTTCTTCCCTCGGAACATTGCTCGACGTTCCGATTCGCTGATACCTCCCCAGATGCCGATTCGTTCGGCGATGCCGTATGCGAGGCATTCTTCGGTGACGGGGCAGGTGGCACATACTTTTTTTGCTTTGGAGACTGGTTCGCCTCGTTCTGGGAAGAACAGTCGTGGGCCGAGGTCGCGGCAGGCGGCTTGTTGCATCCACAAGTTGCGTTCAGTCACGACGAGCCTCTAGTCGTTGGATTTCATCATCCAGATACCACATTGCTTTCTTTAGATCGTCAAGAGCAGGCTCGCCGTTTTTCTCTCCGCTGCGCCACACGTATTTCATGACGTTGCCAAGGTTGAAGTTCATGTGTCTGACGACATCAATGCACTCGATCCCTGACGGATGTCGGGTGTAATGGGCTGGGTGGTCAACTTTTTGTGCCTGTTTCATCGTGATTGCCGCCACTGCTCGTAGGTGCGTAACCCTGAACAGATGTTGCAGCCGGTGATGATGCACGTCTCGTGGATTTCGGTGAGTTCCGCAACGAACGCGGTGACGATCGAGTCGTCCCATGTTTGAACTTCGTTGTATTCGATGTCGCCGAGCATGTACAGGATTTGGGCGTTGAGCCCGTATGGGAGTTCGGCGATCATTTCGGGGTGGACGCTGTTGATCCAGTCGTAGAGGCCGGATAGCAGAATGAAAGTTTTGTCGTTGCGGACTTGAAGTTCCAAGATTTTTTGTTTGTCGTTCATGATTCTGGTTGCTGACAGTAGTAGTTGCCGTAGTTCCAAGGTCCACGCCCGCAATACGACCAGAGTACGGCGCACGCGTCGACGTTGTACTCGAAGTCGGTGGCGAACCGGTACGGGTCGTATCCGTTCACGATCCCGTTCGTTGTGAAGTGGCCGGCGAGAGCGTTGATCTGGCAGATTCCCCACGAGTTATCTCCTGTGTTTCGGTTGCCGTTGTGTGCGCTGCTGTCACACGTTGATTCTCTCGAGATCATTCCGAGTGCCCAGAGGATGGTGTCGTCGGATGCCCCGTAGGTGCGGTAGGTGCGGGCGATGATGTCGGCTTGTTGTGGTGTGCAGCCGCTGCCTGGACCGTAATGTTCGGGGATTGGTCCTGTCCATCCCGGCAACGTCGTCGTCGTTGTCGTCGTGGTCGTCGTTGTTGTGGTGGTGGTGATTCGTGTTGCTGTCGCTGTGACAGTAGCCGCGACCGTTTCGACGGTTGTCGCCGGGATGATCTCGGCGGGTTGTTCGATGGGTTGTGCGACGGTCGGGTTTCTGCGATCTGCGACGGTCAACCCGGCGAGTAGCAGCGGGAGCAGAGCGGCGGTCACCAGCCAGCGGCCTTCAATAAGCGGACCATCGTTTCCAATGTGACGATCGCGTACTGGCTGTCTGCTGTGCCGTGACCTGCCCGTTTCGCTACGAGCACACCGATTTCTGCGTCGGCGTTTACGGTTTCGACGGCTGTTTCTTGCATCCATTCTGACAACCTCAACTGTTTATGGTTTTTGCATTCCCATACGATCCCTGGGGTTCCGGTGATGTCGCCGAGGTCGGCGGTGCCGTGCAATGCTCGACGTTCGGCGTGTGGGAACCCGTGGTCGTTCAGGTAGCGGACGATCAACGTTTCGAACGATGTGCCTTTCGCCCGTTGCTTACTCACGACCTAACGCTTTCTGTGCGAGTTCTGGATCTGTTGCCACAAGCGGAACACTGCGACGTTTCGAACCGCAACGATGAATTGGAGGTTCGGTCAGTTTCGTATGAGTTACCAGCCGTGCAGCACACCGGCCGCAACCCCATTCAACACGGATCTTCACCGCATCTTCTCCGCTATCAACAGCAACCCGATACCTGCTAGGAAGATCAGAGCCGCCAACCACATCACATCGCGTCCGGTTCTGGGAACAGCAGATCCCAACAATCCTTATGGATCCCTGTCTTCAACTGTTCCCGCTGATCAACAGTCATCTCAGGGAACGCCACCTGAATGAACGTGCCGTTCTGCCATTCTTTCAAACGGTCAGCGTCGACCCGCATCACGGAACGTTCACCGCACAAACCGCACGGCGGCGTCACATGCTCAACGAACGGATCGATCATCAGAACGGCTCCTCGGGTGCTGTCTGCCCTCGAGACGTGTTCGATGACTGACCCCAGCGGAGTGACACACCGACCTCGTCGGCGATCACCTCGACCGATACACGCTTCACACCGTCTTTCCCTTCGAACGGTTCCTTGTTCAACCGTCCGGTCACAACCACACGGGAACCTTTCACCACCTGAGCGGCGACGTTTTCAGCTTGTTCATCGAACGCGACCACGTCATGCCACACCGTTTTCTTCTGGTCGTCTTTGCCGGTGGTGTCAGCCACCGAAAACTTGACGATCGCTTTCCCTGACGGCGAGTACCGCAACTGCGGATCCTGACCGACATTCCCAACAACTGTGATCCTGTTCATGCTTTCATCTCCTTGAAGGCTGCACGCAGCTTCGACAATCCGTCATCATCCACCGAACCGAGGTTCACACCAGCATGTTCGGCTACCCGTTCGGGATCCAACCCGACTTTCTCGCACGCCACCTTGAACATGGCGACACGATCCTGTGTTGACGCAGCACCAGGCTTCTTGGCTGGTGCAGGCATCAGATCACCGGCCTGCCATTCCTCTTTCGACCAGAGCGACAAAGCGATACCGAACCGCATCGCACCGTTCCTGATCGCATCCGATAGCAGTTCCTTACTCAGATCAGCGTCCGCTTTGCGGGCCTCCACCGAACCGACACAGTAACGGCGATGCCCAAGCAACGTCAACCAAAACGCAGCCTCCAACATTTTGCCGTTGTTACGAACCGCCGGCAGGCCGGTGTCGTCACACGCTGCCGGTTCGATCGTCCACATCGGGTCGATCTCGAGCAGGATGCGAGTGATTTCGGCGTGGCCGACGTAGTCGAGTTGGGTGCCGGATCGTGGGAGTTTCGCGACGATTCTCGGATCGGGCACAGCGTAACTGTGTAGGACGTTCAGCAGTTCATCTCTCATTTCTTGGTCCTCATCACTCGATAGGTGGTGTGTGTGGAGTATTCGGCGGCGATGTCCGGATGATCGGTTTGGAACCGTCGAGTGTCGAACCCGGCACGGATCGATTCTTTCCAGGTGATCGCTGTTTCGCCGTTGATCGTGCCGATAGTTGCCGGGCCGAGTCGTGCGCCGAGCAACGTTTTCAACGAATCTTCTCGTTCTTTCAGGCGGCGCATTTCGGTTTGCACTTCGATCAGTTCTCCGACTTGTGCGGACAGATCGGTGACATCTGCGACACTGTTCGGATCGGCAGGGATGTCTTTCAGATCGGTGAACGTCCGAGCCCACTCTTCGGGGATCGACCCGTTGGAGATTTGCTGTGTGAAATCCCACACGGCGAAAATGTGATCGTCTTTCTCCGGTTGTGACACATGCTGTTCGTGGATGTGTAGTGACAGCGACGCGTCGAACACACCCCAGATCACCGTGTCAACATCGGCGCACAACGCCTGCTGGACACCTTGCCAATACCAATACGCTGGCATCGTCTCAGGGTCGAACAGACGGTTGTACGTTTTGATCTCAACGATCCGATCGGGGTTCTCCGGATGGCCGGTGACACCGTCGAGGGTGGCGATCAGTTCCACACCGGGTTCGCTGTACCGGTACATGATGTCCGGTGAGAAAACTTGTTCTCCGATCTTGTCACTCACCCAGTCCAGCAGTACCGGTTCGAGACGGTTTCCTCGGTCCATCGCCTCGTTTGTTTCGGTCACAACAGGCTGCTCGGCGAGTTTGTCGGTCGCCAGCTTGTACTTGGATGTGAACCGGTGTGCGTCGTGGACAGCAGCAGCTTCCGAAGCGGACACGACCGGATGGCCTCCGGTGGTGCGTTGCCGCAGACGAAGCCAAGCTAGGCTGCCATGCGGCGGTTTGAGCACAGTGGTGTGCGCCATGGGTCCTCCTTCTATGGTTGGGATCTGGTAGGCAGTCTAACCAGACGGTGTGACAGTTGGCAACCTACTCGTAGTCAGGGTCGCCGTGAGCACCGCACTGCTCGCAACGCGAACCGCTACCAGCCCATTCATGCCCGCACTTCGGACACACCCACAACATCATTTCCGACCTCGGTTCCTCGCACGGTTCTTCGACGCTGGCTCACGCACCAACTTCCCGTCCTTCGTGTGCGACGCATCCGGACCACCCTTACCCTCGAGACCGTTCGCACGTCGCCACTTCCGCCGCTCCGCAGCCTTCTTCCGTTGCGCCGGCTGCGCCTGATACTTCTTTTCGTATTCGGCTTTCTTCCGACGCGCCTCGGGGTTCTCCCGGTAGTAGCGGGCTGATCGTTTCGGGTTCGGAACTTTCGGTGATGCCATGATCAGATCGTAGTCAGACGCCACGGCGGTGCTGTGTACGGCGAGGATCAGAATGCGACGTTCGAGAGTACGCACCGCAATCTTTGCAACGGAAACGTTCGTACGCTCGGGTGGCGGTGACGTGGAAACCTACACCCTCGAGGTTCTGAGATCCGCATGTGGAACACGCTGAGATCCGTTCGGCGCGCAGCATGTTGATGTTCGGGTGGTTCGGAACCCATCCGAGAAGCCGGTCGTACAGTGTTTCGGTGAGCTTTACGTCTTGGATGTTGTACTTTTTCATCAGCCGCCATGCTCGTTCGTCGCCGTCCATGCAACGCTGCCACAGGTCCATGCCGGTGTGCGACAGTTTCGCGCCGACGCCGAGTTCACGGGCCACCCAATCAAGTTTGTTCGACGGGAATTTGAACCGTCTCCGAACTGTTTGTAGAAGGTCAATGTCTTGCCACGGTGTTGGAGCGCCCAGACCGGCTAGCACGAACTCGCGTTGGAGGTGTTTGAGGTCGAACGCTCTGTGGTTCCAGCCGATAACGATGTCGGCTTCGTCCAACAGGTTCCAGGCACGCAAAATCATTTCGTTGTGGCCGTCATGGAAATCCGACGAGAACATGACTCGTTTCTCGTCGTGCCATTTCGCCGCCCAACACATCACACCGCCTTGATCCACGATCTGGTTGGTGCCGATCTGCTGATCTCGCAAACCCCACACATGTGCTGTCAGCGGGCGAGTCTC